CTTCGTTGTTGTGCGTACTATGTTCACGTATACTTGCATTGTTTGTTTCTCCACTAAAAGTGTAATGTCGTTCGTCGTTCGCTCTCCAGTCTGCGAGAGCTTCAGGGTGGCAAATTGTTTTCGGCTTCATCATTCTATCAAGTTCCATGCTAACCACATTAATACGTTATCTTGTTGCGCTTTATCCTTTCGTTTCAATTCGTGTGAAACGATTGAACTAAGATCGTCCATATCTAATGTCTTACGGTATTTAGTTAACGCCTTTTTAATATTCTCCGGTATCTGTTCCTGCTTCATGCGTTCGCCCTCAAGTAATGGTCGAGCATATCAACCGCACACTTTAAATGATTACTCGCGTTATCTAGTGAGTCAGAATCAATGTCTCCGGTATCGTTCAAGGTTTCGTTTGCCTGTTTAACTAACGCAAGTACCTCAGTTACTTGTTTATACACAAGATAATCCACTCGCGTTTTGTTCTCATTACTTGTCGTAGTTAGTGCCATGTGGTGCCTCCCTTACTGGTATCGCTTCTTTCGCATCAAAGTAATGCATCCACGATTCTAAGAAATCATCGTCACTATGTCCACCGAGTGCTTTATCTACGTACATAATATCACACCACGGATACTCCTCCCCCAAACAATCCAACACTGCGTCTTTTGTTTCAGCAAAAACATTGACCACAAAGTATCGCGCCGGTTGAAATGGTGGGTTCTCTGTATCTTGGTCGAGTAGGATGCAAGACCACCGGCAAACCATCGGCATATGATCCGCGTGTACAAAGTGTGGTTTGATATTTCGATATTGTTCCGCAATCATCTCAATAAACTCCCGTAAAGCTTCCGTCGCCAGTATCGACGACAACAGTGTCTTTTGTTTCAATCCAAACTTTAGCACCACACGATAGTGGTTTGTCTGGTGAGTATACAACTTTGCATTCTCCGTGAACACTCGCACTAAAACCCTTCGTGTTGCTGTTACTTGTTTTTACGGTAACAACAGGTTTTTGGTCGTCGGGGTTTTTTGCGTTATGTCTTATGTTGTGTTGGTTGATGTGTATGCGTTTTATTGTCACGGTAACTCTCCCGTCTTGTGAATGAACCACCACAGTACAGAACCTTTATTATGTGTTGTATTAGACTTTGGTCGTAGGTATTTTGTTTACGGAAGAAAAGACGACGGCTTGCCGACGGGGAGGCCAGAGTGGGTGTACCCCCGGCAGGGGTTGATCGGACTGTACCACGTAAGTGAGCACCCCGCAAGATTTTTTTTAGGGGGAAGGATGGTAAACTTTTTTTGCACAACTGAAGAGTCGAGGTGTTGTTTTTTTGGGGGATAGGATGGTAAGCTTCCGCCACACAACTGGAGAGCTTTTAGCTATGCATATCAAAGAATACGCCGAGTCACTCGGTTTACACAACGGTGAGTCACGCCGGATGGATTGCCCATCGTGTGGACACCGTAAGACATTCTCAGTCACCAACGACGGTGGCACCCTCATGTGGAACTGTTTCCACGCAGAATGTAGTGTACGGGGGCGTACAGACCGTCGTGTTACCCGATCCAACGCGGACAATATAGTATCCATACTGAGTAAAAATACTCACAAACAGACACCCCCATGTCCAGAAGTTCCCTTCGAGAAACCTAAGTGTTGGTCTCGTCAGATCTCACAGAAGGGATTGGACTATGTTGATAGCGTAAACACATCCGGAAGATATGATGATATTTACTACGATGTTCGACAGGACAGAGTTGTGTATGCCATACGTGATGACGATGGGAAGCTCGTGGATGGGGCAGGGCGTAGTCTAACTGGTGCCCGCCCCAAGTGGTACCGCTATGGTAACTACCGTGGTGGATTTAAGATCGGTACGTCAGACACTCTCGTGATTGTGGAGGACATACCATCAGCCATCTCTATCTCTGACTGGGTGACAGGCTATGCTCTACTCGGAACAAGTCTACGTGAAGAACACATAAAGGTAGCATCCACGTACAGTAAAGTCGTAGTTGCCCTCGATAGGGACGCGACAGACAAAGCGTTGACAATTATGCGGACCTTAAATAATATCGTGCCCACAGGTATCTTGATGTTAGACAAGGACCTAAAGACTCTCGGAGATGAAGAACGTGAACGAACAATCAGAACAGCAATCGCTTGAATCTAAGATCATTTCGTTCTGTCTACGGACGGAATGCTATGATCGCGTAAAGAACATCCTCACGAAGGATATGTTTGAGGGAGAATGGGCTCCCATGTGGCAAGCCCTCGTCGATGCCCATGCTGAATACGCCGGAGACTTCACAGGAGCCGAGCTACAGGCATATTTTGATTCAAAGCATCCCGCCCTGCCCGATAGCACTCGCCTGAGGTATTGGGAGCAGTTTGAAACATTATCGGATAGCATCGGTAACAACATAGACTTACAGGAGCGAGTCATACGGGATCTATGGATGCGACACCGCGCTCGCATTATCTCGGAGCTCTCGGTCAACATCTTCCTCGGCAAGGAGACAAACTTTGGAGAACTTAAACGACTCATTGAAAGTACAGCGGAGGATTCGATTGGCGAGAAGGCGACGTACACGGAGGTGGACATGGGGCTCGAAGAGCTTCTGGACTCCCTTACGTTGGAACCTGATTTCCCATTCAACTGGGAGCCAATCTCCGGCTACGTTCCGGGCTTGGATCGTGGACATTTTGGAATCATCTTTGCTCGACCGGAAACGGGCAAGACTACGTTCGTATCTTTCCTCGCTAAGAAGTTCCTCGAGCAAGGGCTTACCGTTGCGGTTTGGGGTAACGAAGAGCCGGCTGTCAGAACTAAACTACGTATCATCCAGAGTTATTTTAAAGCTACGCGGAAAGAACTCAGTGAAGGGCGGACTAAGTATTCGGAAGTATGGGGTACGCAGGTTGTTGACCGTCTACATGTTCTCGATTGCGTTGGAACGACCATTCAGGAAATTGATGACTGGTGCAAGATTAACAAACCGGACATCGTCTTCATTGACCAGTTAGATAAGGTGAAGATCGCAGGTAAGTACAACCGTGGGGATGAGAAGCTTAAGGAGATCTACCTGCAAGCCCGTGAGATAGCCAAGCGTAACAAGTGTCTCGTGTGGGGTGTGAGTCAGGCATCGGCTGAGGCTGAGTCTATGATGCACGTCGAGTATCAGTACCTCGACAACTCCAAGACAGGTAAAGCAGGGGAGGCCGACCTCATCATCGGCATCGGAAGGACGGGCGACCGGAGTCCGGAGAACACGAAGAGATACATCTGTGTCTCAAAGAACAAGCAGAATGGCTGGCACGGCACAGTGCCTTGCGAGCTTGACATGTATCGGGCTGTGTACGAAAAGAACAATCAGGTGATTGTTGTGCCACCCGAGAATCAAGAGCCTGTGGCTCAACCAACTGAAGGAGATTTTAATGAATGATAAAATAGTCAAAAATAAAATCGACTGGACAAAAAGTACCCCTACACAGACAGAGCTAACCTATAAGGTATGGAGAGGTATGATATTCCGCTGTACGAACCCGAAAAGCACTGGGTATCATAACTATGGCGGGCGAGGAATTAAGGTATGCGGTAGGTGGCTCAATAGTTTTGATTCGTTTGTAGACGACCTCGGAATTAAACCAGACGGAAAGACTCTCGAACGTATTGATGTTAACGGAAACTATGAGCCCGAAAATGTTACGTGGGCCACCTACCTCGAACAAGCCAATAATCGTCGTCATAAAGAAGATGCAGGCTTGCACTTTTTTAAGCGTAAACAAACTTGGCAAGTTACTATAGGTCTCTTTGGAAAGAGGGTTTATCTCGGAAGTTCCAAGACAAAAAAAGGAGCTATTAAGATACGTAAAGCAGGCGAGAAAATTAAGAATTTACTTATTGAATTAGGAGTCTACAAAGATGAACATATTGACGTTTGATGTAGAGTGTACACACAAGCCGAAACCAAACGGTGGATATACACCACTACCCTATTTTGGTAATCATTTGGTGAGCATCGGGTGGAAGGTGTCTAATGAACCGACCAAGTACGCCTTTGTCCACCACGATGAGCACGAACAAGAACATGATAAGATTCAACGATTTAGGGAGGCTCTGCATGAGGCTGACGTCGTGGTGGGTCATAATGTTAAATTCGACCTCAACTGGATTCGTGAGTGTGGTTTCGACTATGATGGTCACGTTTACGACACGATGGTTGCGGAGTATCTCCTCGCTCGTGCAAGAAAGTGGCCGCTTTCCCTCGATGCCCTCGCTAAAAGGTATGAGGTTACTGAAAAGAAGAAAGACCTTACGGCGGATTATCTCAAGAGCGGCAAGACATTTGCGGAAATCCCGTGGGAGATAGTTCTCGAGTACGGCATTGCGGACGTGGAGGCTACATGGGAAGTAGCCCAGAAACAGGTGACGGAGAAATACAACACAACATGGGAGGAGCTCTATGCGACCTACTACGTGGACTAAAGAAGAAGTGAATACGCTGGTACAAATGTGGAAAGACGGGGTGTCGTCTGGCACGATAGCTAAGACGTTAAACCGTAGACGCAGTGCGATATCTCAATACCTATGCAGGCACAGAGAAAAGTTAGGCTTAGAAAAGCGCATGGAACCTGTAGGAGGCAGACCGCGAAAGAAAACGTGCGGCTTTGATCGAGCGTGGAGTGGGCCCGTACCTCGTGGGCATTGGATGATTACTAAAGCGTGGGGGCTGTAATGTGTGGCGGAGTTTATGAGGAAGAAATGCATAGTAATCCTATGCAAAATGAGCAGGAAGTAAACTTACTGAAGCAAGAGGAACTTGGAATGATTAAAGTCACACGCTTGGAAGAAAACGAGGATGGCTCTGCTAACCTCGAGATTGAGACAGACCGTGAAGCGACTCGACTTCTCGTGGAGATTGGGCTAGTATCTCTTCTCGAGAAGGCACTGGACAAAGAGAATAAGGACTACTCTATTGATAAGTCCCTCTTGAAAGGAGAAGATGATGAGCAAGAAACCAGTAGCACATAAAGGAATGATGGGCGGCATCACTCGTGAATCCGCTGTCAACATTTACACGTTTCTGCGTAATGAAGCGGATATGGATGATGACTTAATCTCAGTCGAGTACTATAATGGTGTGCTCGACGGTATGGGTACCGTCATGAACGGTGAGATTTTCTCACAGAAACTCCTAGAGGAGATGAAAGCCTATGGCATCGAAACTATTGAACACCCTGCGCCTGTCGTTGGAGATGACGGACGTCCTTGCGAACCTCGAGAGAACGGGGATAAAGATAGACCCCTCTGCCCTAGCGGATATTGAGGATGAATACCGTAAGGAAATGAACCAGTTAGAGGTTAAACTTCAGAGAATGGCTGAAGATGCGATGGGTGATACACCTGTCAACCTCAACTCCGCAGATGACAAGTCCGCTCTGTTTTACTCACGTAAGGTCAAAGATAAGAAGCGTTGGTCTTCTTTGTTTAACTTAGGATCAGAGCTACGTGGGGCAACCCGCAAACCTAAGAAGCGTACTAAATACAGCAAACGCGAATTCTCGCACATCGTAAAAGACGAATGCGAGCTCGTGTACAAGACGGTAGCGTCCCGTTGCACAGCATGTAAGGGTGCCGGCCGCAGTAAAGTGATTAAGAAAGACGGTACGGTAGGCAAAGCTGTACGTGTCTGTAAAGGATGTGGTGGTGAAGGAGTCCTCTATGTACCGACTAAGGAAATCGCCGGTTTCAAAATGTTACCGCGAGACTCGTGGGACGCCGCCTCCGCAGGATTCAAAACAGACCACGAAACACTTAAAGAACGCCTCGATGAACTTTCTGGTACCGCCCGAGAGTTTGCAGAGTCTTACTCCAGATACAATGCACTTCGCACTTATCTCTCAACTTTTGTTGAAGGACTCAAAAACAACAAAGACAGGGATAACATCGTACACCCCGATTTCATGCAATGTGTCACAGCTACAGGACGGCTCAGTTCTCGTAACCCCAACTTCCAGAATATGCCCCGTGGTTCTACATTCGCTATCCGGCGGGCAATGGTCTCTCGTTTTGAAGGAGGGAAAATCCTCGAAGCTGATTACGGACAACTTGAGTTTCGAGTCGCAGGATTCTTAGCAGACGACCCCCACATTTACTATGACGTGGAGAACAAGACTGATGTACACACTGTCACTGCTGAAATTATCGGATGCTCACGGCAAGATGCTAAGGCTCATACTTTTAAGCCGCTATACGGGGGAACGACAGGTACTCCTGATCAGCAAAGGTACTACCGTGCGTTCAAAGACAAGTATGCAGGAGTGACAGCGTGGCACGACAAGTTACAAAGCGACGCAGTTGAGAAAGGATTTATCACGCTACCGTCGGGCAGACAGTATGCCTTCCCCGGTACGACGTGGACAGATTGGGGGACGGCAACCAACCGGACAGCCATTTGTAATTACCCCGTTCAAGGCTTTGCAACAGGGGATCTCTTACCAATATCTTTAGTTTATCTTGCTAAGTCTATGAAAGATAAGCAATTAAAAAGTGTGATATGTAACACTGTTCATGATAGTATTGTACTTGACGTATTCCCCGGAGAGGAGGATACTTGTACTAATCTCGTGGTTGAGGCAATGATGTCTCTTCCACAAGAGTGCCAACGCAGATATGGGATTGAATACGACATGCCCATCACTGTTGAGGTAAAAATGGGGTCCAACTGGTTGGACGCCGAAGTTGTCTACGCAAACTAAGGAGAGCGATATGGGCGAACTGAGCGTAATGGATAATGCATTCGATGGAATGCTGGCGGCTGTAAAGTCAGGGGACCGCGAAGGTCTTATGAAACTTTCGGGCCAAGCAAATGAAGATACTCCCAAGACGGGACTGTCTCGTTTAAACATTAACTACGACACTGAGACTGACGATGGTCATACCCTCAAGAAAGGTGTGTGGAAAGTATTTTATGATGGCGATTTTGTTTATGCGGACAGCGTAGAGTTTCGTCCATTAGTGCGTACTTATGAGTGGAGTGTGTGGGATCAGGAAGAAGGCAAGTTTTCTTCCCGTTCTGTTCAAGCACCCTCTTTAGATTATCAATTCCCAGACACGTCAGGTGGAAACAAGTGTGGCCGTTTGTCAAAGTCAGAGGAAGAAGAGTTAGGGGAGAAGCATCCTCTTACGTTGGCTTCACGTCTTGCTACATGTAATCAAGTGTTTTACGCTTTGATCACTATGAATGGTAAGACAGCAGACGGCACCGAAGTGACGATTGAGAATTACCCTGTAATTTCATACTTCAAGCGTTCGGGTTTCCGCCCTGCTCGTGAAGCAATCGAACGTCTCGGCAATAATCTTATGAATGAGGTTGTGTTTGAGATGACTACCAAGCGTAACAAGATGGGTAGTGTGACTTATTTCACTCCTGTGTTTACGCAAAAAGGGACTGCCAAGATGGACGACGCCACAATGGAAACAATGGCGATGTTCCTCGAGACAGTAAAAGGGTCCAACGCTAACATCCTTGAGCAACACAAGGAGGCTGTTAAAGCGAAAGCTAAAGACGAGGAAGTTGACTTAGCGGCGGACTTTAACTGATGCTGGCGGAAGTTCAAGTTAAGAACTTCCTTCAAGCGGCAACGAGGGGGGAAGCATCGCTTTCCCCTTCTGTCGTTGAGGAATTCGCACAGGACTGCCGTGAGGCACTCGAAAAGCAATTTAGTCGTAACCCTGAGTGGCGGATACGTATGTCCGGATTAGGGCGTCCTCTTTGTCAACAGGTACACGGACGTGACGGTAAAAATGAGGAGATGACGTATAACGCTCTTTTGCGTTTCTTAATCGGCGACCTTGTTGAGTGTGCAGTAATGGCTGTGCTCAAAGGTGCCGGAGTTAAGATCACAGAGGCACAGGGAAGGTGCCAGCTTGACGTTGGGGGAGAAACCGTACAAGGTACCCTTGATGTCATCATCGACGATCCTGTGGACGGAGAGAAGGTTTGGGACGTAAAGTCAGCTAGTCCTTACTCGTATACACAAAAGTTCGGAAAGGGATATGACGGACTTAAACAAGACGACCCGTTCGGGTACTTGATGCAAGGACACCTGTACGCTGAGTCAAAAGGAAAAGACTTTGGTGGTTGGATTGTTGTAGACAAGTCTTCTGGAGAGATTCAGTTTGTGCAAGCACCTGACGATCAAACAGAAGATCGAGACCACTACATATCAGAGGCGGGTAAAGTTGTGGAAGCTTTGATGTCAAACTTCTCGTACAAGAAGCCCCCGATTGCTCCTGAGCCAGAGACTTACCGCAAGGACGGGGCTGTCCGCGAAACAGGAAACAAGGTACTTAGTAAGAACTGTACGTTCTGTGGATATCGTAAGCACTGCTGGCCGAAAGCAATACAGCACGAAAAGGTTACATCAAAGGCGAAAAATAAACCCGTCGTCTGGTATCACACACTTAAGGTCAAGGAATTATGAAGGAACAAAACATCAAGAAGATCATTGAGGTGCAGGGCAAAATCTTGAAACTCAAAGACAGGATTAACAAAGACGTTATCCGGCACAATCAGATGGTACTTGACGAGCTACGTCCTCTTCTCGAAGAGGTAAAGTACAACACCATTTACCAAGCGGGTGACATGACGTACAGAAGAGGCAGAAAATTTTGCCAGCTTGAATGTGAGGACTATGGACTAGGCGTCAAAGCAGACGGTCTCGCAACAGTACGCAGAGTTGTAGTGGAGGATAGGGATGCCCCTTCTGATAACTCGGAAAGTTGATCGCCAGCTTCTGTACTTAAACGAAGGAGCATACGCTGTTTACGTTGAGGCCGAAGATAAAGCGGCGGGCGACCCGTGGGTACGATGGGCTCGTAACTTTGAACGGTGCCTGCCGTTGACAATGTGGCAACACTTTGGTCAACCTTTAGGCCACGAAACGTGGGAACGTGACGGCAAGAGAGCTACAGATGAACTAACACGCATCTCAAATGTAGTGCGGCAAGGACGTATTGTAGTTTTTCCCGGAGACGAGTATTCCAACGCACTCCTGAAAATCGGAAGTACAACTCCCAAATTGCAGGATAGAATTTCTCAATCGATACAAGGACTTATGAACATATGAAGCAGTACATGAGACATAAGTTCCGCTCAGACTATGAGCTCAAGGTAGCAAAATACCTTGCAGAACAAGAGGTTACGTTTGAATATGAGACCAAAAAACTTTCGTACCAGCCTAAACCAAAGGTGTACACACCGGACTTTTATCTTCCGGAACAAGACATTTACGTAGAAGCAAAAGGATTTTTTAGCCCCGCAGATAGGCAAAAGATGTTACTTGTGATTAGTCAAAATCCTTTTTGTGACATACGGATGCTTTTTATGCGGGCTTCGACAAAGCTTAACCGTTCCAGTAAAACTACTTATGGCAATTGGTGCGATAAGCAGGGTATACTTTGGGCAGACGGACACGTACCACTTGAGTGGTTGGAGAAGAGAGCATGAGTGATATAATTCTAGACGACGAAAAGATTGCCGCCCTCGAGCAAGCCGGCTTACTGAAGGGGCGTTACTACATTGTTTTGGAGCCTTTAGAAGATGAAGATGGGGACGAGGATGGCTTTGCTATCCGTGCGTACGCAACTCGAGATACTCAAGTGGAGGTTGATGGCTCAACGTCGTATGATCCGACTTATGTCATCCTTCAAGGATTACTCGGGGCTGTTTACGAAAACTTCGATGACCTCTACGACATGGGACTGGAGAGGGTTACGCTGGAAGCACTCGGTAAAGTCGTCCCAGAGGAAGAGCTAAAACCTGAACACCGTGATCGCATTAAGAGCATGCAGGGTAATGTCATTACGGCCAAATTTGGAGAACTGCAATGACGGATTGGAAGAACCCTGAACACTACAAAAAGAAAGACTTTGAAGCCATCGAGGTAATTAAGTCTGTTCTTACGGAAGAACAATTTACTGGATATTTACTCGGAAACTCGCTAAAATATCTACTACGGGTCAATGACAAAGATACCCCCTTGATGAACGTGGGCAAGGCTGAATGGTATGCGACCCGCGCAGAAAAAGAACTTTCGGAGAAATAATGGAACAAATGTACTGTGGCAGGATTGCCATCGACTACGACCGTGATGAGAACTTTAGCGCACAAGCCTTGAAGTTACTTACGGACTACTACATGTTGCCCGATGAGTCTAGCCCACAAGAGGCTTTTGCTCGGGCGGCTCTGGCTTATTGTGAGGGTGACTATGGATTCGCTCAACGTATTTACGATTATGCTAGTCAGCGTTGGTTTATGTTCGCTAGCCCTGTGCTTTCAAACGCACCGCTTGACGGGGTTGAGCCAAAAGGATTGCCGATCTCTTGCTTTCTTACTTATGTTGGTGACAATCTTGAGTCTCTCATCAGCCATAACGCTGAAGTTGCTTGGCTATCCGTAAAGGGAGGGGGTGTCGGAGGACACTGGTCTGACGTACGAGGTATCTCAGATAAAGCCCCCGGACCTATTCCATTCATGAAAGTCGTTGACTCAGGGATGACTGCGTGGAAACAGGGCCGCACCCGCAAGGGAAGCTACGCGGCTTACATGGATGTGTCTCACCCAGACATCATCGAATTCATTAACTTTAAAGTACCCACCGGCGATACGAACAGGAAATGTTTTAACCTGTTCAACGCCGTTAACATTACAGATGCTTTTATGGAGGCAGTAGAACATGGAACAGAATGGCAATTACGAGACCCTAATGACGGAGATGTCCGAGATTCAATCTCAGCTAGAGACTTGTGGGAAAGAATACTTGAAGCTCGCTTCAGAACTGGCTCACCTTACTTACACTTCATCGACGAATCCAACCGAAGGTTACCAGATTCTCAGAAAGCACTTGGACTCGCAGTTAGAGGGTCTAACTTATGCTCTGAAATCACTCTCCCTACATCTGAAAAACGCACAGCAGTCTGTTGCCTTAGCTCGGTCAACCTCGAAAAGTACGACGAGTGGAAAGGAACAGGAATGGTTGCAGACTTGGTTCGATTCTTGGACAACGTCCTTGAATTCTTTATCAAAAATGCACCAAGAGAATTGGGAAAGGCTGTCTACTCAGCTAAAAGAGAAAGGTCTATCGGCTTAGGAGCGATGGGTTGGCATGGGTATCTACAGCAGAATGAAATCCCGTGGAATAGCATTAGTGCAAAGTTTGCAAACCAGCGCATATTTGCTGATATACACGCACAGGCCCACGCGGAAAGCCTACGTCTTGGCAAGGAGAAGGGCGAGGCACCTGACATGGCTGGGACGGGACGTCGTAACGCTCACCTTCTCGCTATCGCTCCAAACGCTAACAGTTCTATTATCTGTGGGTGCAGTGCTAGCATTGAGCCTATTAAGTCTAATGCTTATACCCATCGTACTCGTGCTGGTGCTCACCTCGTCAAGAACCCCAAACTCGAGGAGGTCCTAGATGTTCTTGGACACAACGATCAAGAAACGTGGAAAAGCATCGTTAATGCTCAGGGGTCTGTTCAGCACTTGGAGTTCCTATCGGACGAACAGAGGGATGTTTTTAGAACGGCGTATGAAATCGATCAGGGGGCCGTCGTTGACCACGCGGGTGATCGACAGTCCTACATTTGCCAAGCACAATCCGTCAATCTATTCTTCCCTGCTGGTTCGCCGGCGTCTTATGTTAACTCGGTACACCTTCGAGCGTGGAAGTCTAACCTCAAATCCCTTTATTACCTCCGCACAGATGCGGGTATCGAGGCGGATAAGGTTGGAGTCGCAGTTGAAAGAGTGGCTTTACAAGATGCGGAAGAGTGCTTGTCATGTCACGGCTAGAGCCAGACAACGTATGTAGTATCTGTACGTGTGACTTTGACATTGAGTCAGAGGGAGGTATACAAGGATACATAGGTATCCTCCCTTTTTCTCTTTGTCCGATGTGCTACAGCGGGCTCATGGACATGTACGAACAACTTAGCGGAGATTTAGAACATGGGAGTGATAACAGGAACGCGGAAGACGGAGATGAATCCGACTAACGGGAAAGGAGATCGGTACCGACGAGTAAACGATAAAAAATATAATGATAATTGGGACAGGATATTTAGCAATGCGAAAGATCAAGATGATGATACTAAGAACCCAAGAAAAAATTCTGAGTAAAAGAACCCGAAGAGCCTACGATCTGGCGGATACTTTAGGGTGGAAGTTAGTGAGTGTTCAAACAAAGCTGAAACAGCTTGACGACCTCGAGGGGAAGTCTTAACATAGGTATTGGGATGTAAGTTTTCTCCCCTAGCCGGATTGATCCCCGGCGTTTTGTGGCCCCGAAAGGGGCCTTTTTTTCCAACAAATAAAACACAAGGACTTACGATGTCTTTATTAGAAGAGTCAAAGGTTTACAAACCATTTAAATACCCGTGGGCTGTCGAGTACGCAGTTTCTCATGAGAAGGTCCACTGGGGAGAATGGGAAGCAAAACTGCAAGAGGACGTAGCTCAGTGGCAAGGTGGTAAGCTCTCTGCCCAAGAGAAGCACCACATCACTCAGATCCTCAAGCTGTTCACCCAGTCTGACGTACAAGTTGGTACGAACTATCTCGAGTACTACATCCCGAAGCTCAAGAACAATGAGATCCGTGCGATGCTCACTTCGTTTGCAAACCGAGAGTTTGTTCACCAGCGGAGTTATGCGTTGTTGAACGACACGCTGGGCTTACCGGAGTCTGAGTTCTCCGCGTTCCGTGAGTACAAAGCGATGGCCGACAAGGTAGACTTCATGGGCGAGATTGATATGCAGTCCCACGCGGGAGTTGCCAAGTCGATTGCACGTAGCGTGATGAATGAGGGGATGGCCCTCTTTAGTGCCTTTGCGATGCTCTTGAACTACCAACGGTTTGGCAAGATGCGGGGCATGTGTGAGATCGTTGAGTGGTCTATCCGCGATGAGAGCATGCACTGTGAAGGGATGGTTAAGTTATTTAGGGAGTTCTGCGAAGAGCACCCCCGGATTGTAACGGATGATTTTAAGAAAGATATCTACGAGATGTTTCGACAAGGTGTCGCGCTCGAAGACAAAGTTATTGACAATGCGTTTGAGATGGGTACTGTGGAAGGTGTGTCGGCAGAGGAAATTAAGCAGTATATCCGATACCTTGCGGACAGACGGCTCATTATGCTCGGGCTCAAGGGTAACTGGAAGGTCAAGGAGAACCCACTAGAGTGGCT